TTCCGGGTATGCGCGCGTATTTATGCCGCGGCGCAGCGCGGAATAAAATAGCGCGCCCTTTGAACAGAAAATGTCAATTGTTCCTGCTGCGGCTGGTGCGGGTGCGGCGGCTGGCGCGGGCACCGGTGCAACCCTTAGCGCCATGATGCCAAGCATGAGCGAACCTATTGCAAGCCGACCAACCGTCAATCTTCGGCTAAGTAAATTCAATATGGCGATGATTCCCGACGATTGCGTAGTGCTTTTTATTGGTCGTCGCGGTACCGGTAAATCATGGCTGATCAAGGATTTGCTGTGGTACAAACAAAAGTTCCCGATCGGTACTGTAATCAGCGGTACTGAGGGTGCAAATGCCTTTTATTCCTCCATTGTTCCCAGTCTTTTCATTCATGAAGAGTTCAACTCGTCTATTATAAGCAATGTACTGAAACGCCAGGATGCGATCACAAAGCAGATACGCAAGGAAATGGAGGCACGCAGCGCTTCGGCGCTTGATCGTCGTGCGTTTATTTGTATGGACGACTGCTTATACGACAATAAGTGGATCAGCGATAAGTACGTTCGGTCGCTATTCATGAACGGTCGGCACTACGGGCTGCTGTATATCTTAGCGATCCAGTACGTGATGGGTATTCCGCCGGTGCTGCGCGGTCAGGTAGACTATGTATTTATTTTGCGCGAAAACCAGGTCAGCGCGCGTCGTCGTATATTTGAACAATTCGCGGGCATTTTTCCGACGTTTGAGCTATTTTGTCAGATCATGGATCAGTGTACGGAAAACTACGAGTGCCTGGTGATCCATAACGGCAGCAAGACAAATCGGCTGGAGGATTGTGTATTCTGGTACAAGGCGGCGCCGCATCCGGATTTCAAGATTGGTTCGCGCGAGCATTGGATCCGCAGCGCGGAGTACGAACGGATGAAGGAGGCGGCGGAGGCAGCCGGCGAAACGGGCGCGATGCTGACCACCACGGGAGCGGGCGTCACCAAGGGTCCGATCGTAAATGTGAAAAAATATTAGGGGGTGCCGCGCGTGCGCCCTACGTCAACGCGACAAACGGCGGTTTTAATTCAACGATTTTCGAACCAAACGCAATTCCATAAGGTTGATATGTTTCAATAATTTTCCGCATTTCCAACGGTTGTAGCGGGTTGCAGCGTATAACAAATGCGTCTTTTGAAATGATATTTCCACAGATACAATCGTTACGTTGAATACATAAACTCTCGTATTTGTCGCACGGCGATTGTAATTCCTTATATGTCAAATTATATGGAAATACAATAAGTGCGTTTTTCAAACGATTATTTTGAATTTCGAACATATGGCGAAGCGCAATTTTAGTTGTGTCGCACCAAATGATTTTCATATTGATTAGATTGAATAGTTTCAAATAAAGATTCAATTTTGGATCATCACAAAAATTTGAACATTAGGAAATTTGTGAGAAGCACAGGAAATTATGACCGACGGCGACGCAAGACCTTCATGGGACGAATATTTCAAGGCGATCGTACAGGTGACGGCGTCGCGCAGCGCGTGTACGCGGCTCCACGTAGGCTGTCTGCTTGTCGTAGATAATCGGATTGTGAGCATGGGGTACAATGGATTCCTACCAGGCTGCGCACACGAGTCTATTGTACGCGACGGACACGAGATGGCGACCGTACACGCTGAGCAGAACGCGATCGCGGATTGCGCCAAGCGAGGCGTGAGCTGCGCCGGCGCGACTGCGTACGTGACGAATTATCCGTGTATCATGTGCGCGCGGCTACTATTGGCAGCCGGTATACGCCGTATTGCGTACATTACGGATTATAAAAACGACGGGCTTGTGGCGCATTTTGCGGATCAGATGGGTGTGACGATCGTGAAATTGATCTAAACGCATACATGAATATTTTACAAGATCAACAATGTTATCCTCGTTAGAAACGCAATGCCCTAAACTTGCTGATATTGAGGGGGAGCGTGTTTTAATATTTGGCGGCTCAGGATCGCTTGGGCGCGCCACAATCGCACGATGGGTGGGGAAAAATCAGATTTGCAACGTTAGCCGCGATGAGGAAAAGCAATGGTCGCTGAAATGCACGTCGCGAATACAAATCTCACACAACGGATCGGTGATATTTCATACGCACATGATGTACAATCTGCTATTCTTATGTATAAACCAACAATTGTTTGTATTTTTGCGTGTTTAAAACATATTGATTTATGCGAGCATCAACCAGAAAAGGCAATCGCAGTTAATTCGCAAGGAATTATTAACGTGCACAACGTATTAACATCGTATACAACGGCAGTTAAAACCGTTTTGTATGTCAGCACAGATAAGGCGTGTTTGCCTATTACAGCATATGGATGCTCAAAAGCCCTTGGTGAGTTTTATTTACAAGGAGTTGACGCAACGTCAGGAATTAAATGGGTTGGAATCAGATACGGAAATGTATTAAATTCAAGCGGATCAATTATCCCTTATTTGAATACAAACGGATCATCGCGCGATCCTTATAAACTTACGCATCCTGAAATGACGCGATTTATCATGACCCTTGATCAAAGCGCGAACCTTGTGGAGTATGCTCTTATACACGCCAAACATAATGAAATTATTATTCCGTTTATTTATTCCATGAAAATTGCGGATCTTTTCACACTATTTGAGGAAAAATATTCCAAAACACGTATTATTTCTGGACTTCGTTGTAAGGAAAAAATCAACGAGGATCTTTTATCACCAATTGAAGCCGCAAATACATATATGAAAAATACGTATTATCATTTGACGCCGAATATAGTAACAGATTCTGTAGTAAAATCTTTTAGCAGTTCAGATAATATTATTAATTGTACTGAATTAAGAAAATATTTGACAGATATCGGACTATATTAACCAGACCAAAATTCTCCAAGAGTTACTGCAACATGACCGCTTACTCCAAGGATTGATATACATGATTTGGGATCGCAACGTGGCGGAAGAATTTCTTCAAGAGCAGCAACGCGCTGTTTATAAATTGACTCACACGTGGTAAGAACATCTTGAAAATGATCCAATAACCGCCGTGGAACGGAATATAAAACAGTTGAATGTACAGATGATGCCGGAAAAAAAACTCGAAATACGTAATCCGTTGACGAAAATGCCGACTTTTTAAATTCGCCATTTAAAAAATAGCGACCAGAAATTTTAAAAAGTCGGTTGAAGACAATATTATTGTATTTCAAAAATTCAAGGGCGAGTTTTGTTTTCACGAGTTCACCGTATCCTTTTTTTTCGCTATTAATACACGCATTCCGACAGTAGTCATTTGTATAATTTTGCTGTAAAAAATCAACGCGAGATTTTAGTATTTCAGTCATTTCAGATGATAAATCGGAACACTCGCTCAAGAATATCAAAGATCCGTCACTAAGATCGCGAATAGATTGGATTGTATGTAATGTCTGATCAAAACGTTCTTGGGTTGAATAAACACTGCGTGTAGCAGTATATGACCATCTATTATTACCTGTATTAATGACACTAGTAATAAGGAAAATATCAGGAGCACTCATTACATTTAAAACCGTAGATTAAATTTAAATAATAACGTAACATGCAGCCGATCGTGATTCTAGGATCCAATGGGATGCTAGGATCTATGTTGACGTGGTATGCGCGTAACAATGGACTAATAGTCATAGCAGTTGATCGCACGATGTTTGATGCTCAGGTTGATACCGTATCTAAACTTGATGCGTATATCATTGGAGCCAAATGTGTGATCAACTGTATTGGTGCGATCCCGCAACGAAAATATACAGATGCGCAATACTATGAATTAAATACCACATTTCCGCAAAATCTAGCAAACCAATGTTGGAAACACAGTACGCCGTTGATTCATATTAGCACAAATTGCGTATTTAGCGGAAGCAAGTCATGTTGTACAGAATCGGATGTACCGGATGCAATAGATTCGTATGGAAAATCAAAAGCTTTGGGGGAGCCAAGTACGGCGGTAGTCGTTCGCTGTAGTATTATTGGTCCTGAACTTCATACAAAATTCGGATTGATGGAATGGTTTTTATCAAATACGGGGGAAGTGAATGGATACACGGATCATTATTGGAACGGATTGACTACGTTGGAACTTTCCAAACAAATTATCCGATTAGTTGACGAATGTCGTTTTGATTGTGGTGTATATCATTTTTATTCATCCAATACGCTTTCAAAATTTGAAATTTTAAAATGTTTATCTCAGTACGTGCCTATTGAAAAAAGATGTAAACTAAATCCAGTAGAAGTTGGAATGAAGCATTATACCTTGACTTCAAACAAAATTCATGGTGCTAAACCGATTGAAGAACAAATCGCAGATATTTTTGAGATTTTAAAATATTATAGAAATAAAAATGACTGATTCAGTTACTTTATTCCTAACATCTTGTAACCGCCCGCATCTTTTAAAACGCACGTTGGAAAGTTTTATGAAATATAATACATATCCACTATCACGAGCGATTATTTTAGAAGATTCTGGGTTACAAGGAATAAATGATTTTGCGCACAGTATATTAAATTGTCCTTTAACAATTGTATATAATGAAAAGCGAATGGGACAAATGAAATCGATTGAAAACGGATTACAGTACCTGAATACACCATATGTTTTTCACTGCGAAGAGGATTGGGAATTTTATGATTATGGATTTATTGAGAAATCAATGGAAATTTTAAAACAAAATAAGTACGTGACGTCAGTTTGGTTAAGATCGTATCACGAACTTCAAACCGTGTATAAATTTCCAATTATTTCAGTAGATACGTGGATTCATATATGTGATAAAAGCGATGTTTTGAGTTCAGATACATACCGTATAATCGGTCCGCATACTGGAAATTTTTCATGGAATCCCGGATTGAAAACCCTAGAAGTTGCGAAAAAATTTGCTCCGTATACGTCTGCAACTTTACCAACAAGTATTTGTGAAGGTGGAATGCGAGATGCATTTCGTGATTTAGGTATGGTGAGCGCGGTAACTGCGAATCAGGAAGGATATGTGAAACATATAGGGTGGAATGACCACGTATGGTGATCGTATTTGTATATTAGATCCTGCGTCGCATATACCTTCCCTTAAAAATATTTTTCACGAAGCCGACTATTATGCGCATGAGCCCGATAGCCGATTTCATTTTAACACGACCCAGCATTATACAAAACAACAAATTTACGAGACATATGGATTTTATTATTTGACTGATTTTTCAAATATCACTTCAACGAATTATGATATACTTTTAATTGTAGCACCGTTAAAAGATTATTTTACATCAATCTCGGCGGATTTTAGCAGTCGTTTGAGATACATGCGTGATTTAATTGAAACAATAACGCAAATACACACATTCAAAAAAATAGCTCTTTTTGACGTATATGATTACGATTATGATCCTAGTATAATCAATATAAAATGGAAAGTTGATATTTATTTTAAACGAAATTACCAGATTAATAAATCCTATGCTTCAAACGTATATCCATTCCCATTTATTATGTTTGTTAAGCCCTGCGTACTTGGAATGTGTTTGAGTCCGCGGCGATCTTCATATACAATCAATCGTGCATTTTGGTGTGGAGGACTCTATAATCATTCGGATGGTGAAATTCATCGTAATCGTTTATCAATGTATAACCAAATATCATCGTATATTGATACATTGGGTTCGTGTAAGTATGACGATTATTTGAATTATTGTAAAACCTACAAAATCGGAGTAGATCTTATTGGTGTAGGAGATCCAAATAAACGCACGATTGAATTATTATGTAGCGGAACGCTAATGCTATCCATGTGTAAATATCTCGGATGGGGGTTTGAAGATGCTGACTGTTTTCACCCCGATACGTTTTTTGAAACCGCAGATGAATTTATTTCAAAAATCCATAGATTACTAAACGATGAAGATCACTATAAGACATGCCTTGCCAGACAAAATCACATTGTTGAAAAATATTTCAACAAAGACTGGTTCAAAAAATATATTACAATTAAATTAAAATAGATGAACGGATACAAAAATATTTTTGATAGTGCTAACATTCAATATCAAAAATACGAAGATAAAGATTATTTATACAGATCATTTCGCGCACGAAAAGACGTATACGGATTTATTGAAAACGGAGATACACCGCCTGATGAAGAATCCGTAAGAATAGCAATAAATCTTGATTACGATTTATACAAAATGTATCAAAAATCATTAGAAGACAGAAAACTTATTGGATATGAAGGATCTACGGCAAACTATGCTTCTTACAATAATCTTGATAGTCGTCATATTATGATGTCGGTCATACTTTTTCACCACACGCACCCTAAAACCATTCTTGAAATTGGTGGCGGATATGGTAACTGGTTATATTTAAATAGAAATATGGATTTTGAAAAATGGATAATTATTGATATACCGCATGTTTCTTTATTACAAAATTATACTCTTTGTGAATTGGGTGTAGATAAAAGAAAATACGAACTGATTAATACTGAAAATATAGAAAGTATTAAAACGGAAACGTTTGATGCCATTATTGGAGCACACAGTTTAAGTGAATTTTCTGTAGCAGTTTTTGACACGTACTATGATTTATTTATAAAGAATACAAAATATTTTCTTTATTGCTATCACAATTGGCTACCTTCTACCGAGTTGATCAATTACAAAAATTCCCGAATATCAAGTGATTTTAATCTTGTATACAAAGTATTAACCGAAAATAATAATGTATCCAACTGCCTTTTGATAAATAAAAAATATGTTTAATGTACCGTAGTTTTCCAAAAAAGATCGCCACTTTGTTGCGATCTTTTTTGGAATTCCTACGTATACCCAGTAGCGTGCTAAAAAAAATTGCCCCTACGGGACGATCTTAAATCATTCTTCGTAGTCACTACTAGGGGTGGGCGAATGCCCACCCCTACAATTTAATTGTAAGAAATACAGGTCACCAAATTTGAATTTAATGAATTCTGTTTAGCCAAAATAGCGTAGGTTTCCGAATTTAAGCAACCGCTTTGCGGTTGCCGAAATTCAGAAATCCGACAGCAGACCGATAGGTTTCCAAAAATTGCAACGCCTTTCGGCGTTGTATTTTTTGGAAACCTACGGTACATGTTAAAGTCTATTCAATTTTTCAATTATAAAGACTTGGGCACATAAATTATTTAATTTTAGCACTCTACGGTAAAATGGAATTATTCAAACAAATCCTTTTTGCTCAATATTATTTCAACCCTGATTTATAAATTTCAGCATACCGAACTGGATCTGCGCGAAGTAGACGTAATTCGTCTTTATGCGGATCAACAGCATCGTCTGGACGTGCTACAAATAATGCTTTACAGCGTTTATTTGTATCTTCATAATTCTCACTCAAATACGAAATGGTGATGAAAATCCTTTTGGCGTTTTCAGGACATGTAGCCGGCGTAGGGTTGCCGTGCCAACTATAGTCGTTATTTGTAAAAAGTACAAGGCGATTGAAAATTGGTGCAATCTCAACTACTTTTTCGGTTATAACAGGATTTGAAAGTCCGGCATTTGTTCCGCGCCAAAGTTCAAGTTTACATCCGTATGATTCATCCCAATTTGAACTTAAATAAATTCCCAGCGTAATTTGTTTTTTTTGTTTTGTTTGCGGATGAAGTCCTGCGTCTACGTGAATATCTAATTTATCTCCGTCATTATATGTATGAACACCCCAAAAATTCCGAGACGGATCTAATACTAAAGGTATACCTACGACCGAACTGATCTCAGATACAAATTCTGGTGACTCTAATGTAGAAAAAAGAGTTTTTAGGTTTTTCGGAAAGGCGTATTTATCGCGCAAAGTATACTTTGTTTCAAACGGATTTTGATATCTATCCCATTTACTTTCATGAATATTTAAAATTTCACGTTGTAATTCAATGGCAAATTCCGAATTTAAAAAATTATCCTGAATACCATGCGGAAATGGGTCTGCTTTCGTATACGACGGTAAATAGATAGGGTTATACATATGTTTTTAAAATATTGTATAGTTTAGACCATTTAGTCGTTGGCAACTTTAGGGATGGGCATTTCTAAATAATAGATTGAATATTTTGCGTACCAGGATTTTCAAGTTCCTATAGCAATTTAATAGTTTACCGGTTTTTAGCCATTCAAGTCCCCTACGGTGGATTTTTAGGGGTTGGCGAATGCCCACCCTAGTCGTTGGTTTAAACTTTCAATGAATTGCGATTTTTTAAATGAAACTCGTATTGTATACAAGCGGTCACAGACCGCATCATAAAAACTGGGCAAGCATTCAGCGTATGTGTAAATCATGTGACATTGAATTTGAATATACCAATAATAGCGAACGAATTAAAAAGCTGAACTATGATATTTTGTATTGTACGTCTGATTACGTTGATCCGGCAGTCATACCATCCGAAATAAAAATTATATATGGTCCACATTTTTGGGTAATTCCCTCCGGTCCTGTCGTAGGCAGTTATAATCCAATATTTGAAGGACGCTGGGTATTTAATTCACTTTCAAAATGGGTTGGTGATTTTTACTTGGAATTGGCGAAAGAATTCACATTACCGATCGCATATTTACCCTTTGGCGTTGATACGCTGCGTTTCAAACCAAACTATGCCGAGAAGACGCAAGATTGTCTTGTGTATATTAAACATCGCAGTGAAGTATTTATTAGTAATATTCTTAAAATTCTAGATACAAAAAATGTTGTATACGAAACAATTAAATACGGAAGTTATTCCGAGGATCAGTATATTAGCGAATTACAAAAATCTAAATTTATGATTGTATTGGACGCACATGAATCGCAAGGTTTTGCACTGGAAGAAGCCATGTCTACTGGCGTTCCTTTATTAGTCGTAGATGCTACATCAATGTACGATGAAACAGGATCGGATGGAAAATCTACCTACGCCCATTTGCGCCCAAAGAATCTTTACGCAACATCCGTTCCCTACTGGTCAGATATTTGCGGTATAAAAATCACAAAGGACGAAGAGTTTGAAGCAGCGCTTGATCGCATGCTATGTTCCTACACGTCTTACAATCCTCGTGATTATATCGTTGCTACATTATCTGATAAAGTATGTATGGAGCGTATTTTAGATTATTTCAAACTCAAGTGAAATAACTCATAACCGGCTCACCTGAAATCGCCCCAGCGCCCGTTGACCCAAATCCGCCAGTGCCGCGGGCGGTCGGACCACCAGGAATCGCATCTACGACGATCACGCGATCCCAAGGCAGCAGATCAGGCGTGGCGAGTTGGACAATCCGACGATTTTCCTCAATTTCTGCGCTTCCTACAAGACTTGCGCGAATCAGTCCGCGATAACCGGCATCAATAAGTCCGACGCCATTCGTGAGCCGCAGCGTATGCGGGAAAGACGAGCGCGGCAGCATGTAAAATGCGCGAAAATGTCCGCGAGCATCGTCGTAAAAGGCGGCAATCACTTGTTGGCTGAGTCGCGTCGGCGCAGACTCGCTCACGGTTCCCGCGGCGCTGTAAAGATCAAACCCGGCGTCGCGTTCGCCGTATGGCTTGGATTCATACGCGTTCGCGGCAGCCATATAGTTCTCACGCGCCTCCGTGGTCTCGGGAACAAGATATAGGATATACATTGTTTTTGATTAATAGATCTTATGCGATGCAGCGCATCAATTTTGATCGTGTGCGAAAATTGAATACCGTACATTAATAAATAAACTTGCGCAAATGTATTACGTTCAATCAAATGATGGCGTCACGACTGCTTTTACGGAACAAATGACTACCTACATTCCCTACATTGCCGATGCGTGTCATATGGCGACGCAGTCTGCGAATCCATTGCCTGTACTTGATGTAAACAATCAATCACTTAAACATATTAAAAAATATCTTGATATTATTATTACACATAATATCAAGGTAATACCAGAGGCTTCTACTTGCGTACTTCTGAAAAAGACGCTCATTGCGCCCATCGTAAATTATGCGTCGCCAAAGTTTGATCTTGCGTATCCTGCGCCTCTTACAAGTTTCCTAAGTTCGCTTTCATCGGACGAACTCTGGAACGTATTTCACGCCGCGTGTTTTATGAATATGACGGTGAGTGCGCTGCCTATCGCGGCGACGGTTTTGTGGCGCCTGTGGCATAACGACGCGCTGCTGCGCGCGCGACTGGAAGTATACGGCGACTATTATGAACGCGTTCTATCGTATGTATTTGAGCGTACGAGTGGTGCGAATGCCCACCCCTAGATGCGGAAATCACCAACGTGGCGCGCAGTGGCTATTATGACCGCCAGGACAATACTCTGACTGGATAAAACCGGCTTCGCGTGCGCAGCAGTGAACGTCGTGATGATCACGGGCGCCCGCGGCACGCGTACCGGTTTCAGGATCATGGTGGGGAGTACAGAATTTTTTGCCGCAATGCCAGCACCACGATCGCCCACAACCTGCGCCGACTACAAAATCACCATTTGTGGCAAGTCCGCACGCAAAAATAAAATTACACGCAGCGTCCTTCAGACACCATCGCGCGCACCAAGGGCATTGTTTTGCGTCGTCGCTGTTATTAGGCATGATTAGTATTGTATTTGTATAATTATTTAGACCGATCGACTAACCAAAAAATTTTTTTGGTTTTTTACAAGCCAATCATAAATTCGTCTCTTATGCTGGCAATAGTTCGGCAAATCGTTCCTCCGCTTCCTCACAAATCACCCAATCGCTCACGTCGGTGCCCGCAGCATCCTCAAGATCACTCAATGCCTGCATGATTGCTCGCGCATGTCGTTTTTCAGAAGATACATCAACTTCTTTATTCAACAGGTCGTTGAGATGTAGTGCCGCCGCGTGGACACGAAGAGCGTGGGACTGTTCACTGGCTTCACCAAGTGCAGTGCGAAGATCTTGTGCCATTTGAATGATGCTTGTAATACGGGCGATGGAAGCATCAGTTTTCCAGAAATTCAGCACCGCATGCTCCAAGGTGAAGGTTGGAATGGACTCCATAGCAGAAATGAAGAAAGAAGAAAGGAAGGCAAGGTAAGCAAGGGCGACCCGCATTTCAAACAATCGTTCTGTGTATGCTTCAATTTTTTCCTAATTTACTTTACAAATACGGCTAAGGTATTTCTAAAAAAATATAATACCGCTTCAACTAGCGTTTGAAGCAACGTTGCTCATAGGGGATGTGCATTTCTTAAGAAAAAATAGTAGATTGAAAAATTTTGCGTAACAGAATTTTCAAATTCCCATATCAATTTAATAGTTTACCGGGTTTTAGCCATTTAAGTCCCCTAGGGTGGGGTTTCGCTAGCCGGCTGTAACAGCCGGCTAGCTATAGCCGATTTTTCGCATAGCAAAAAACGGGCTATAGTCCCTTTTCTGCTTTGCAGAAAAGGAAATGTGTGTGAATGCCCGCCCCTAGCGGTCTTACCGTAGGCTCGCAAAGTTAAGACCACCCCTTTGGGGTGGTCTTATTTGCGATTCCTACGTATACCCAGTAGGAATAAAAGTTAGACCACCCAAAAAGGGTGGTCTTAACTTTTAATTCCTACGGTATATTTGCGAGCCTACTGTATTTGTGATTCCTACATTAATTTGGAATAACTAATCGCCCTTCGCGTACTGCTTTCAGAATAGGGTTGCTTTCATCATTATTTAGTAGTGCGCGTGCCAACTGTTCCCAAGGAAATTCTACAATAACAGCCTCATATCCATCATACTCATCTATGCGCCAATCGTAAAATTCAGGCACAGCACTTATGCGTAGTTTAGCATATTTTGCAGCAGCGCGTTCAATGCCATAGGCTTCTACATATGCAATCAGTGTACTGTCAGTCCTGATTTTGAAATCATCATGTATATTCTTGATTTCATAACCCTTTTCTGTTAGAAAGTGTTTGAATTCCTCGCTGAATCCAAATCCTCCGTAACAAACGTTATGAAGAACGTGTATAGTCATTTTCAAGAAAGGCGAGAAAGGAAGGCAAGGAAGGCAAGGAAGGCAAGGGTGGCAAGGGTGACCGGCATTTCAAACAATTGATCAAGGTTTGCTTCAATTTTTTCCTCTTTTTCATAGACGGCTAATGTATTTCCAGGAAATAATTGACCGGTACCGTAGGAATTAAAAGTAGACCGCCCAAACAGGCGGTCAAACTTTTGATTCCTATGGCAGACCGATAGGTTTCCAAAAATCGCAACGCCGAAAGGCGTTGCTTAATTTCGGAAATCTACGGTACTCTATAAAACCAAAAATTTGTTTTTTTTTTATTGGTTTTATTTTTGTGGTTTATACGGTACCAGAATCCAAGCCTACCGCACACAACCTGCGCACGTGCTGTCACACTTTCCAAACACATGCCGCATTGCCTCAATGATCGCCGGTGCCGCTGCTTCCTCCGCTGCGCGAATTTCCCGCATTTCCTCACAAAACTTTTTGTGCAACTCGTAGTTTCGCGCATTTTCCAAACACGCCGCGCACTTTTCGGGCTTCACGTCATCCACCCACGTTTCGCGCGCGATGTACGCGTCGCAAACGTCGCAGCAGGTAAACAACGGTCCGGTGGGAAAGCGCTTGCGACGCTCCTCATCCCTCTTCCGCGCCGCCACACGGTACTTGTACGCCGCCTCTTGCTCCTCATGGCAACTGACGCATACACCAAAATCCTCACCATCGGCGTAAATCCACCGCGGCACCTTGCTCAGATCCGCGCAGCAGTAGTCGCAGCAATCAATCGGTACCGCCATGGCGAAAGGAACAGAAAGAAAGGAACAGAAAGAAACAGAAATAACGACCCGCCAACCCAATACTCCTTTGGATATGGCTTCAATTTTTTCAATACAATGCTTTCAAAGCACTCTTTTGAAAATGTAAAAAAGGCACATCAGGCACGCGCCGCCGCTTCGCGCTTCCGCGCGATCGCCAGATCCTCTCCGTCAAACATGCTTGCCGCCGCAGCACCAGCGCCAGCGCCAGCTCCAGCTCCGCCAGTGCCCACACCGCCGCTGCCCGCAGTCACGCCGCGCGGAGGCGCCGCGCTGCCCATGCGATCCAGCTTGTGTTGCGCATACAGTTCGTCGCGAGTCGTCTCGTTCTCTTTATACTTCTTCATCAGCTGGTTCAACTGCTCGTCAGCATACTCCTGATCGGCGACCTCATGCGGCTCAGGATCCCACGGCAGCCAGAAACCCACTTGACCTACGTAAATATTGAACGACGGATCTAGCTTCTGAAGCTGCTTGGCGCGCGCAACCGCCTCACCATACGTATCATATACACCACGCACTTTTACGCCCTGAACCGTCGTCTGGAACTCGTTCTTCTCAAAATACACCTCCTCAAGTTTCTTCTTATTCTTGAATAAAAACGTCTCATACGCCTCTGTTAGTGTGCTCTCGCGAAAATCGCTCATCTCCGCCTTGACGTGCGCCTCCAGATCAGCAGCCACGTCGCGCGTAATAGCCACACGAGTATCTTTGATCGCCGCAAGCGTACCACTCAGATCGATCGCCGTAGCACCTGTTGCCGCCGTCAGCACCAGATTCTCCAAAACATCCTGCGCACCCGTCAGCGCACTTTGTACCTTCGTTACCTGCGACATCAAAAACGACTCGGTCGCTTTGATCTTATACTGAACCGCATAGTCTTTCAGGAACTCGCTAAAGAAGAAATGCGCCTTCTCCTTCAGCACCTTATTCGGACTAATAAAACTGATACAAACATAGTGTTGTCCCGGGATTTCTTTATCAGCCTCCAAATATACCTCTTTGCGGGGGGATGAATCTGCCATAACGTGTTCTAGTGCTGCTACGCAGAATAATCTTTAGACTTTTACGCGGACTGGTGGCACGCCGCGGAAAAAATTCCGCATCCCGAGTTATAAGAACAATGGACTTCTCTGCCACTGAGCTCGTGACGCGCGCGATCAAATATTTCCTGGAGGGTCTGGCGGTTGCGGTGGCGATGGTGATTATCCCGCGCAAGGTCCCGAATGTGGAGGAGATCGTCGTGGTGGCGACAGTTGCGGCTGTCGTGTTCGCGATCCTGGATCTGCTGTCGCCCAGCATTGGTCTGACCAGCCGGCAGGGCGCGGGTCTGGCGCTCGGCTCTCAGCTGGCGGGCGGCTTCAAGATGGCGGCGTAAATTTCGCGCATGCGCAATAAAAATTTGTAAGAACTCGCTGAATTTCCTACAAATTTTGTCTTTCGTCCTAATATGCGTCATATTCTGTATCGCTTTCACTATATACGGATATAGTATCGTCGTTTGATTCGTTCATAGCATTCACTGCCATATTTACAGCGCCTGCGCGTTTATTCCAAGCACGCGTGACTGCGCTTTTCAACTTTGTATCCATTTTTACGTCGGAATCGCAAAATGCCATTTCAACAAGCGTTTCCATCATATCGTCGCGAGTCAGCCGCGCGGCATCCAGCGCGTTACAAATTGCATCAGCGTCCTTCATTTCAAACAGTGTGCGTCGCCATCCGCAGCACGCGTCAGGCAACGCAGCGCGATCAACGCCGCTGCGTGCGCCCAAGTCGGCGTACCAGCGCCGATGTTTTGCGCGCTTGCTAGCGCGACCGAGCCATTGTGGGAAAATCTGGAACGGCGCGGGACCGCCTGCTGCGCGCGCGGCACCGACGACTGCTGTAGTGACCGCAGGCGCCAGCCCCCAAGCGCCGCGCGTATGTACGAGGCGATCGTAGATATCCGCGTCGCCCAGCGCGTCGCCCGCGCGCACGCAGCGCTCCAACTGCGCAACTTCACCGCCACCTCCGCGCTGCGCTGCCGCTACGTACGCTTCACCCACCATAAGCGGCACGAGTCCGTAATCAACCCATACGAGCGCATCGCCGTCGGTTGCGCCCGCAGCGCCACAGAATAGCCGCCCTGTAGCGCTAAACGCATCCAGTCGCATATCTTTTTCAATTGGCACACGAGACACCGATGAGAATTGTAGGAAATTCAGGATCGCGCGAAAATCATTTGAAGTCCGTTCGCACATGCTTTCAATCGTTGCCGGCGCCACGCGCAGCCCTTCGGCGACCGCGATCTTTGCGATCGCACGGGCGATCGCGCCACGCTGCGGTCGTTGAAAGCGCACGTCTAGGCAAACGGCGGCAAGCGGTCGCAGGCGCGGCGTCGATCGCTCGTTCGCGATACAGATGATTGGGAAACGCGACGTTTTGATGAATTTCGCAAGTTCACCGATTCCGCCGCGATCACCGCTGCTCATGCCGTCCACTTCGTCCATGATCACAACGCGGCGGTCAAACGACGCGTGCGCCGCCTGGGAAAGTGCGGCGCGAATAGCGGTCGCCGAACGCGTATCGCTCGCATTATATTCTACGATCGTATAACCGCTTTCGCGCGCTACTGCGTGAACCGCACTTGTTTTTCCGATTCCAGGTGGTCCGGTTACGAGCGCGGCGCGCGGCGCGGCGCTCGGATTCGTAAGAAGTGATTTTAGGGCAGCGATCGCTTCTGGATTTCCTACAATTTCGTGCGTCGCGCGTGGGCGATACTTTTCCGTCCAAGGCAGCGCAGGAACATGTTCTGCCCGCTCCAACGACGCTGCGGCAATTATCGGAATTCCAAGTTTCAGCGCGGTGCGATATTTCCAATGGTGCGCTGCGTCGTCTGCGCTACCACCATATATCAGCGCGCAAATATTGGGAGCCCAGGTGACTACTTGAGCACCGTAGCAAGTCTGGAAATATCCGACTAATTCTTCGCGTTCTGAAGTATCGCAAATATTACAAAATGAAACCTTCTTCATATTACAATATACATGAGGTATTTTATGATATAAAATAACGTCAGAACTTCAAATTTTTATGCAGTAAATCGCTCCAAATTTGCTACCGTCGGTGGTTTTTCACCAAAGTATACATACCTTGGTGGCGCCCCGCTTGCTGGAGTTTCCAAAACGTAGTATCCTGGCACGGTCGCAGCCGGTGGCGGCGTACCTACCGCAAGCGTAGGTGGTGGCGCGGCGCTTATGGGCGTAGCAATATTTGCCGCAATGTCCGCCACAGGTGCGGCGGAAGCCGCGGACGCCGCCGACGCCGCGAAAAATACGACAGCCAGCGTCGCCGCTGCGTAACTAATCACCGCCCACGAGAGCGCAAACATCCAAAACGGGAAAAGCGTATAATCGTCGCTACCGGATCCGCCGCGTCCGAGACCGAATTCTTTCCACGCACCGCTTGCAGAGCGAAACATCAGCGTCGGGCGCAAAAACAAAACTAGCGCCACCCCCGCAATATAAATACCCAACGCAATCCAAAGCACGTTCATTCCTTACAGTATATCATTAATTTTGATCGCGTGCGTGAACGGAACTTGTTTGAAATCCTGAACTTCCAACAAGTTTCTTGTACCGTAGGTTTCCGAATTTAAGCAACCGCTTTGCGGTTGCCGAAATTCGGAAATCCTACGGCAGACCGATAGGTTTCCAAAAAAATTGTAACGCCGAAAGGCGTTGCTTAATTTTGGAAACCTACGGTACAGTATGTTTCCAAAAATGGCAACGCCGAAAGGCATTACCGTAGAGTACTACCGTACCGTAGGTTTCCGAATTTAAGCAACCGCTTTGCGGTTGCCGAAATTCGGAAATCCTACGGCAGACCGATAGATTTCCAAAAATTGCAACGCCGAAAGGCGTTGCTTAATTTTGGAAACCTACGGTATTCCAAATTTAAGATCGCC